ATAGATTGCTTTCAATGCACTAAAAGGGGCGTTAGCCGCCTTTGCTTTTCTCTGTAGTGCTGTTCTTTGTGCGTTATTTAGTTTTGCCAAATCGTTTCTCAAATGCGATGGTGTATTTACTTCGTCTGGTTTTTTTCTTTTTAGAATCACCCGCTAGTGATCCCAATAACTTGCCGCTTTTTTTCATGCGCTCAAGTTGTCTAATTCGTTTTTTTCGTTCCTCACCTTTCAATCCAGATAAGTATTTTTTTGGAATTCTTACCCCAGATTTTGTGGTGATTGATGGTGTTCGTCTTAACTTTGCCATATTTAACCCTGTAAAAACCCCCACTCGAAAGTGGGGGATTTATTATTACAATGTAGCGTCAAACAGCATTTCTACACCGTAAGAGTCATCAAGTTCTGCGACTCCGTAAACGGCTGTAGCATTAAGTTCATCTGCTCTCAAACTAGCGTCTCTTTGTACTTCAATTTCAAAGTCACGCTTCATTGCGATGGCAAGTGCCTCTGGCACGAATACCGCACCTTTCGCATCACCCGAACCATCAACTGTAATGTTTGCGGATTGATAAATATCAATTCCCGCTAAAGAACCAACAAAACCATTTCTCATTGCTTCGTTTTGTGCATCACCGCCATTTGGGTTAGCAAATGTGTTTGTGAGGTTTGCTTGTAACTGATAAGCATGGAAAGGATGTAACACTGCTGCCACTGATCCCGGTGCGTTTGCAGCCCTAAGAGTAGCCGCTGCTTTGAATATATCAGCAACCGTTATCTCCTGTGATGCAGCCCCTAGTGATGTGCTAAATCCATCAAACAATGCGATCAAATCTTGATCCATTTTCTTAGCGATAGAATTACCCAACACAGTACCCAATTCTACAGCGGGATTGCCCGCGCCCATTCTTGCAATGTCAGTGAGTAAGACTTGAGCACCCACCTCTTTGATTGTTGCTGTCACGCTTGAAGTGCTGACCGTTGAACTAGACATGTCTGTTCCCTCGGTCAAATCAGCCGCTGAGAGAGACGGATATTTAGGCACTTGTATTGTCTTGCCCGCCTGTCCCGCGATGTTATAGTTTGTTACCAATCCAAGCATTATGGATTGTTCCTCTGCTGTGAAACGAGCCTGTAAGATAATATTCGCAAACAGATCGTCTAATGTTGTTGAAGTTGTTGCAGCCATTTTTCTATTCCTTAGTTATATCAAGTGGCTTTCATTGATTTGACGTAAGCCTCTTTGCCTCCGTTATTCCAATTATCGACCATGTCTTGATGTGTCATTTGTTTTTTAACTGACCCTCCAGAATTACCTAAAGTGCCAGACCCACCGCTTTGTGCCCTCACAAAATGAGGATTAGCGTTTAAAAATTCTGAGACTGCTTGATCAACTGTTAATAACTCGCCTTTGTCGTTATATCTGACAACACCTTTGCTATCCGTTACCTCAACCGTCCCATCCTCTGCAAGACGAATATTGCGCCTTAAAAGAGTCGAAACTTGATCGGGGGAAACTGCGTTATGCTTAGCACTTGCGCTCATTAATTCACCATCCACTAATGTATGCTGCAATCTGCTTTGCAATGCGCTGATTTCTTGATCTTTCTTGCTTACCGTAGTCTTTAAGATTTCCTCAAACTCACCGCGTTCTTTTTTTAGATTGAGTTCGGCTTCCTCTCGCTCTTTCAAAACTTGTCGTGCTTGATCAAGATCAATATCACCAACTTGTTTTTGAAATTTTCGCTCCTGTCTTGCCAACCTATCTGCGACAATTTTGTCTATCTCTGACTGTGTAAACGTCTTTTCCTGTATTTGCTCTGCCGTTGTTTCAGTTTCAACTTGTGTCACATTTTCCATGTTTTCTTCGGACATGTTCCGCACCTCTTTTGAGTAGTTAAAAATTTATCTCTTTACCATTTTTTTCTTTTTCTTTTTGGGTCTACCAACTTTTGACCCATAAGTACCTTTACCCTTTGGCATAATCAGTCCTCAAATATTGGTCTAAAATGATGGCGGCAGTTATAACCGCCCCTAACTATGAACGGATCACCCGGTGCTTTACCCTTCCAAGTTCCCGACCATTCTTTCTCAATTTGTTCTAACGTAAATGTTTTTCCAGATCGCTTACGACAAAACTCTCGCGTATCTTCGATATTTGATCCGTAATATTTCCATTTTGTTGCACCACTTTCTTTCCCAATGGCGGTGTTAATAGATGCGCTAAATTGCATCAGTGAATCTTGCATCATTTGAGTAGAGTATCGTTTTAGATTTCTTCCCAAACGATCTCGACCGAATAAAGTCTGTAATTTTTTGACTGCATCTGCTTTTTGTTTTTCAGTGCCATTTGCAGCTAACGCTACTAATCGATTTGCCTCTACCGAATCACTTTGTTTGTAGATGCCGTTGATGCTACCTCGTAGGTTTTCTATTGACTCGCTTAACGCTCTGCCAGTTAGGGTGTTTTGGTACACCTCAGTTGCGAGTATATCTAAATATTCGTTTGCGATAGCCTCAAAACCTTGAAAGGATAAACGCTGCAATTGATTTACAACGCTTGCATCAACCTGTGTAAAGTCACCGTATTTTCTCAGCATTGTGAGGGTGCTGTTTGCGACTTTGCGATAATCTTTTATTGTTTCTTGAACCTCTGAAAGAAACTGCTCATCAAGCAATCTCCGAATATCAGTCCTTGCTGATAATGCCCATTCCAAATCAAACAATGCACCATCACGTAAGGGGGCAGTTGTCATTAAATCTGCAATCTGCTTTTCTAACTCAATTAACGCATTTGCTAAACGCTTTTGATGGCTTTCTGCTAACCTGTCTAAAAGATCAGCATAATCTGTATCGGCAGCCATTATATGTCAATCTCTGCCTCTTCATTTTCATCTGAGAACTGCCCTACTCCCTCACTTGTTTGACCCTCAATTTCTGTATGAACTTCCTCAAGTATTTCATCATCGAGAACAAGATCAGCAATCTTTTTATCGACTTCTTTGGTAAGAGTATTGGATCGAATCCCCGATGCCTTTAACTGCTGCAAGAAATTTAATTCTTTTTCATAATCTCTTATGTCAAATGAGTCTGGATAACTTATTTCAACATCTGGTTTGACACCTTGCCAATCGCAAAAAAATGTCCACATTTGTTCTTCAGCAAGCTCTAAGATATCAGCTTTTTCACTAAGTTTTGCATTGAGTAATTCAAATTCAGTCTGCATTGCAACGCCCGACTGTGTAATGACCTCAGTTCCGCGAACTGCACCCATATGAGCCATTCGATTGATTGCTTCTACTTTGTCAGATATTGCGTTTCTAACCGCATCTAAATTAGAACCACTCGGCTGCATTTGATAGGGTTTTAAGCCTTGATCCAAATCATCTGGTAGATTAATTACTGCACCCGCACCCGCGCTTGCATCTGTCGAAAACGTCTTTACTAGGGTTGGATGGTTGGATATGCGTACCAATTGTTCAATCTCTGAGTATTCTTGATAAATACTTCGCTGCATATGTGCAACATCTGATAGATCACTGATACCAATTCCGCGAATCACTGATCTTTGTGCGGGTAAAAATACAGCGGGTATTTTTCCTAAAGCATTTTCTACCGAATCAACGAGCGTTTCTGTCTCGTGATTGATTACGCGATACGTATCGACTTTTTCTGGTGTAAATATTTTGTAATAAGTTTCTTTTTCTGTTTCAGATAGATATTGAATAGATTCTCGCACCTTGAGATATGACAGAACAAATCGACCCGATGCGCTGCGCTCATATTTCCAATCAAACACGTTTTCTGGCGTGAATAATGTTACATAAGGGCGTATATCTTGATCTAATTCTTCGGCTTTTGTTTGTGCGTTAGAACGTGGTTTATCAACAATAATCCATACATTGCCATAAACGCTTGACCAAATTTGAGCCGTTCTCATAAACGCATTTAATGAACGACCCTCTAAATCAGCATCAGCAATAAATGATGTGAGTGCGGAATTATTAGCTAAACTATTGTAATTTCTTGTTGGGGCAATTCGCCATAAAAAACTAGAGTATATATGAACAATGTTGCGGCAATGATTGTCAATTGCTGTTAAATCAATACGCCTTCCGTAAGAATCTTTATCCTCGTTTACATAGCGTGTAAGGTATTGCCCATCTTTATAATCGAATCCTCCCATGTAGGAGCGTAGAAAAAACTCCCATGATTCTTTATTATCATCATAATCTTTTGATGTGTATTCAATGTCTGTTTGCATATTATGTCCAACGCTTTGGTTGCTCTACGTCATAGATTGTCTGAACTGGAAATAAGTAAGAAACTAAATAACCTAATGCATCATTCATATGATCGTATCCGTCATCTTTGTTAGGTATTGAAGTACCCTCTTTGTAAGTCTGCCTCTCAAGGGATTTAATCACTTGTTTGCAGTTTGATGTTATAAATAGATGCCTCTCGCCATCTGCCGCTTTTAAACGTGCGTTTACGCTGTTAATTCTGTCTCGCAAAAGATCATGCTTTGCTTTTGCCTTTACACCAAATCCACTATTTTTAAGAATACTTAAATCTGTCCTACCACCCGCACTTGTTTTTCTTTGTCTAGCAGCGGGGTCTGGAAATATAACGATTTGTCTGTATGGATACCGATCATTGATTTCTTTTGCCATTTCATCTGTATTTGATCCATAAATGACAATCTCATCAATACAAGTAAGCGTGTTGCCTTTTCTAATCGCTACCACTGCACTCATAGGGTCAGTGTTAAAATCCATCCCAATTAATAAAATGTCATTGTCATATTTCTTTGGTTCTAGGACTGATTTCTCTCTTTCAAAGTTGTAGTAGATTAAACCGCTATAGGTAACAAACGCAGCCTCATATTCTTGTTTGAAGGTGCGCTCATCTAAATCTGATCGTGCTTGCTCTATCTCATCTGGAAGGACATTTTCGCCCTGTATCGTTGTATATTGAAACGATGCCCATTCATTGTGTTTATCAACACCCTTTGCCCATAAATCATAAAAATGATTGCGCCCTTTCGGTGTTCCAATAAAGAGTGCTCTAGTAGGTGA